CATCTGGAGATGAAGCAAGAGGTGCGCCAGACTTAAGAGCCTGTGTTTCTTTACCTTCGCCGTAAGCGATAGAACCTAGTTTCATTTCTGGTGTTCCAACATCAGTACGCTTTGAGTAGGATCCAGGACCAGAAACACCCGCTATTGGGTTATCAGCCATCTGTTTCCTCCTGTAATGTTTCTAAATCTTGTGACATCTTTTCCCACGCTTTGTGGGTTTGAGTTGTTCTATTAGCATTATAGATACTGAGTTCATATAATGACTCGAAGAATGTTTGTGCTACTTGCGATAAATTAAAAAGTGTTTCTGTAAATATAACTAAGAAATCTGTCCAGCGTACAGGGCGACGTATCTTTTCATCTTCCATCACCCTGTACACCTTTCAGTAGTTATTAAGCCTTCTTGCCTTTGCGACCTGCTGGAGCGTAACCGAAGTCAACTTTGCCTCCCTTTACAGATCCTGCTTTAGTGTCAACCTTAACTGGTTGAACTGGAGCTGGAGCGTGTGATCCTTTATTCATTTTTTGCACCTCCCTCGGTTATGCTGCACCGGTGATACCGGCTAGTAGTGTGGCTATATCAGGTTTTTGACCAGCAGCAGGGGCCGTACCACCTTGTTCTTGTGGAGGTTGCTGCGAGGCAGGGGCGGGGGCCGCACCTGCTGCTGGAGACATAGGAGGCATACCTGGTACTTGCATCTCAGGTTGCGCTGGTTGTGCTGGTGGAGTAAATACTTTTTCTACAATAGACTCTAGTGAAAGTCCTTTTTGACGGCCTGAAATAACTTCAGCAATGCGAGTAACAACTTGTGTCGGGTCTTGACCCTGTGCCGCCATCTGCGGGATCGCTTGCGCGTACTGTGCGACCGCGATGCGTAAGGAGTCGCGCATCTCTTCAATATCCACGCGCTGTTCTTCTTGCGTAACATTGATCTCTACCGGTAACTCTCGACGTACGTAATCCCTGGAAACGAGCTTATCCGAACGCATCTGAAGTAAAGCGATGACAGCACGGTTAGGATCCATACCAGACATAATGCCATAGCGAACATCCACGCCGTACTCGCCTTTGATGTCGCGGGATGGAATGTATTTAAGTGTATATGGGGTTCCATCGTCTGTTCCCTTGATCGTCTTCTGGATTGATCCGAAGATCTTCTCATCTACTTCAAAGCAGAGTGCAAGTAGTTCTTCAAAGAGTCGAGCAAACTGTGCTTGCGCTGCTTTGATCTGTGTATCAAATCCAGCCTGTAGTGCTTGCACACCACGACCAGTAACAACAGATGCGTCAATCTGACCAGAGCGTGATTCAGGATAACGAGCACCGAGACGTAGTTCGCGCTCTAATACACCTGACTCAGTAAAGACACCAGCAGGAAGTTCAAGACCTACACGACGGATACCTTGTGGATTAGCAGAACGCATAATCGCATCAGGACCAAGTGCAAGTTCTTGTACATCTTGTGGAATAGCAATAGGTGCTTGGATTGACTTCTCAGCGGCTTGGATCTGCAAGATAGCAAAACGAGCACGAGCAAGTTGTACAGCCAAGACATCATCAAACTGACCGCGTGCTTGGTTGTCCAAAGATGGACGAATACGAACACGGGCTAGGCACTTGCCTATTGGGTTTGGTACACGAGATAGAACCAAGTTATTGCGATCAGGAAGATAGATTAGATCTTGTTCTGCATCGTGGTAACGGATCATCGTCATATAAGGAGAACCAGGTTGGAAGTTATTCTTCTTTAGGATCTGTTCTGCAAACTCTGGGAACTGCGCTGATAGTGTGTCAGCATCAGACATAATGAGTTGGGTAAGTGAGATGGTGCGACCGAAGCGGTCAATTTCTGGGTAAGCCCCAGTAGGATCAACCATACGGATACGAGGATTGTTTCCTTCGTAATCCATCTCTACCATACCGATAGACATACCGTAGGTGTTATACCAGTCAGCGTTGTTGTAGTTCTGCAGCGCTAGATCTGAGAATGAAACGTAATAGTTAGCGATACGAGTTCTAGTATCAGCAGCCTTGCGCTGAGCATCGGAAACCATATTAGTTGCTGAGCAGTTAAAGGATGGCATTGGTGCGCCGGCTTCAGCCAAGTCACGTGCTGCGACGTCAATGAAGTTAGCAACTAGCGGCTTTGGGTAATCCTCGGAGAACATCGAAGGGAATACTTTGGACAAGTCTCCCTGACGTACAGAGAGAACGTCGCGCATACGCTGATCGCGTGGAGCGTACTTGGTACGCAAGCGCGATAACTTCGCGTCAATCTCTTTAACTGTTAACAATGGTATTCCTTAGTTAGTGTTGTAGTTAGGCCAAGAACCGGTCTTCTTAGATACGGCCTTACGCTTTGCCATAAGTTTGTCCATAGCCTTAGCCTGCTTCTGTGCTTCAGTCATTGGTTTTGGCTTTACAGTTGCTTTAGGCGTTGGCCTTCTTGATGGTGTAGCCATTTGGACTCCTTAGATGAATGTCTTATTCTGTTCAGCTAGCATCTCATCTATATTGATGACTACTCGCTTACCTATCTCACGACGGGATAGGAATGGATTCTTCATATGGTGGCTGGCGTACTGACCGTAGTTGAGCATTTCGCGTGCTCGGATCTCACAGAACCAAAGTGCCATAACCATATCTGTCTTACCCTTAGTGGTAGGTGTCCACGTAATCAACTGCTCGATAAGAGCCTTGACGTTTTCAGTCTGGTCACTAGGTAAATGTATTAAGTTATCTCGATGATGTTTGCCATCTACCTGCTTAGTACCAAACAAGGTAGCCATAGATGCCACACCGAAGCCTGAATCCCACTTGTTGCTACCAGTATGGTGCTCCTTTAATAGAACGCCGCGTGATTGCAAGAACTGACGGATGCCTTCATCCTGAGTTAAGAAAGCCTGGAAAGCGTTCTTCTCAATAATCCACTCACTAGGTGAGTAAAGCGAAGTCCAGTTAAGGATAATGTCGCGGATCTGTTGCGGTGATGGACGACTTACCTTCATAGCGTCTACGATGTAGCGCTTATTGGTATTGCGATCTACCGCGTAACAGATCGCTGCGGTATCTCCGACGATAGCGGGGTCCATACCGCAGATAATAGAAAAGCCACTTAAATCTTTTGGATGTCCGGGGTAGCCCGGCTCTAGACGACCTGACTTGCGCATACCGTCAATGGATCCCTTAACACATACAGGATCAAAGGCAGCGTTTTCAGAAACATCTTGCTGTTGATATACCAAAGCCCAGGTACTTGCATCCATTGCTTGGCGTTCGTTATATAAGTTACGACCAGACCAGCGTGGATATAGGCCGTTTTCGTTCTTATCAGATTCGCCTTGTCCATCAAATGGAGCATCTGAGGCAGGCCAAAGGGTTTCCCACTTCTCAGGATCTTCATCAGCTGTAAGAAGCGCCGGCATTGCCAAGTACTTCCAAGGAACCTGCCCACCGGGATAGCGGTCTTCAGAGCGTAGTTCGCGGTATAGATCAACGGAGGCTACACGGGTTCCAATAATAATCAATTTACCAGTAGGGTTCAAACGAGATCGTACGTCCTGGGTTAACCAGCGGATCTGCTTTTCAAACTCATTGGCGTTCTTTAAGGTAACCGCGTCATCTACAATAATCATATCTGCACGCTTACCGTAGATCTGACCGCCGATACCGACGGCTTCGATATTTGGATCCTTTTCAGATGACTCACGGAGTTCATCACCAAAGGTAACGCGGGTTGCCTGCCAAGAGGCAGACTTAGAGTTAAACCCTACGCCAGCAGCATAAGCACTTTGCAAGTCTGCGTACATTGGATGTGTCAGTCTTTGCTTGATGGCGTAGAGAAAGTCAGCAGCTAATTGCTGTGTCTGGGATACAATCAAAACTCGGAAGTTCGGGTTGCGGCAAACTTGCCACGTCACATAGTCAACCGTAATCGTTATTGACTTGGCGTGGTTCGGTGGGATATTGATAAGCACACGGTTTGAGGCTAACCCTGGTTCAAACTTCATACTAGGATGTAGCCAAGAAGGTTCACGACCTTCAATAACATCTACTAGGTTCTGCTGGTGCGGAAAGGTCCGAGAGTGTAGGAACTTCTGCCGGAATTGGGCGAAGTCCATATCGTGGACATCCCCGTCTATAAACTGTTTGTTCTTGAGTCCGAGCCTAGTACGGTCAATCTTGTCCGCGAATTGCTTATCGGATCTGCGGTAGTACTCATAAGTCTTCATAGACTTACCAGCGCCGGAACAGGCGGCCTCGATGGTCATACCTTCTGCTACAGCGCCAAGGATAATTCTCTTGGCGATGTCTGCTGAATTCTCTGCCACGTAATACCCCTTACTAGAGCGCCGCGAATGGCGCGAAATATCTTTTTAGCCCAAAAGGTGTTTTGGGCCGGAATCAGAGATTCCTATACTAGGTTGGGGAATTTCGATTACTAGGCGCTGTGCTATTTAATAGAACTCACCCGATTAATAAGCGCCGCTAGCGTCGGG